CATCGACCCGGCTGCCGATGCCATGGTGATCGGCCGAGGCGAGGGGCTATCTCCGCGCGGCGGTGGCATGCGGATGGAGGATCCGAACGTCGCACCGCAGGGCCGTGGCGCCCTGGCTGCAAGAGAGTCAGATGCAGCGACCGAAGCAGAGCGCGCAGCGTATCGCGCACGAGAACAGGAGCGGCTGGCCGGCGAAGAGCTCGGCTACGACGACGACTGGATGCTCACGACGAATCCCGACCAGGTCGCCGACACCACAAGCGCGGATGCCTGGCGGCGAGCTCGTCAAGCCGGTGCGCGCGAGGCCGGGATCGGGACGCCCGCCGCGGATAACAACAGAGGCCGCGACGCCCGACAGCTGGATCCGGAAGAGGAGCTCCTGATTCGCGAGTGGCAGGACGGCATGCGCGACCTGCGCCGAGCGGCCGAAGACGAAGACGCCGAGTTCGCGCTCGACATCCTGAACCAGATGGACGAGCTCGAGCACGGAAGCAACGTGGCATTCGAAGCGCGCGACGTGGCCGAAGAGTTCCTGCAGAGCGGGAACAACCGAGGGGCGGCGACTCTGCAGCAAGCCGCCGACGACTTCGCCGACCGAGTCGACGACAGCATCCGCGACCAGTTCACCGAGGACGCCTGGCGCGCGAACACCGAGTGGCGCACCAGCTCGCTGACCAACCGACTGCTCGGGCCCGATCTGCGGGGAGCGAGCGAAGGGCCGACCTGGGCCGACAACTGGATGCAGTCGCACCGCGCATACCTGCAGGAGAATCGCGGCATCGACGACAGCCTCTACGATGCGCAGCGGAGCACCGACCTCGATGCCGTCGAGACCCGCGTCATCGAGGCATCCCCGATGAGTCGGCGGAAAATCTCGCTGAGCTGCAGCGCATGCGGCAACGGGACGAGAGAGCCTCGGGAAACGATGCGATCGCCGGGACCGGCAGGTTCAGCGAGCGTGCGCAGGCCGCTGCTCGAGAAGTGCACGCGCTGATCGAAGCCAACGAGCTGCAGCGCGCCATCGACCGGGCGACGGAGCTCGGCTACGAGCTCGTGATCCAGGGCGACCGGCCGGCGCTGATCCCTCGACAAGGTCTCCGCCCCGAGGACCTCGACGACCTGGGCGTGACCGATCCCGAAGCGCACGCTCGAGAAGCGCAGCGGCTGATGGACGAGGTCGATCCGCCGCAAGGCGAGGCGCCGGCCAACCGCCACCCCGACACGCAAAGCTGGCTCGACGAGCAGGGCGCGGTATCACCCGCGATGCAGCGAACGGCGCGCGAATCAAGCCTGCTGCGTGCAACGGCAAGCCGCACAGGAAGAGCCCTCGAGTCAAACTTCCAGACCGCTCGAGAGGCTGCTACCAGAGAGCGGTCGGAGATCGTCGCAGAGTACGACCGGCTGCGCGAAACAGGGGAGCCTCTCGCGGCCGACCGCTACCTGAGGGACCGCGGCTTTTACGCAGACGACGACGGCTACCTCCACGAAATGGGAGAGCCGGCCCAGGGCGCAGAGCCCGACTCGATGGCGCGCGACCGGGCGATGGCCGATGAGGACACCGGCGCGCACATCCCGAGCTGGGACGACATGGGCATCCTCGAGCGCCGGGCGCTGCTGCGCACCGAGGCAGCCGAGCGCGCCGCCGGCGGACCTCTCGCCAACCTCGAGGCTTCCGACCTGCAGGACCTGTTCGAAGCCGTCGCCGACCAGGGCGACATCGCCGCCGCTCGAGGGATCGGGACGCACATGGGGCTCGATGACGCCACGGTCGACGCGCGACTGTCGCGGCTGGCCACTCCGGAAGAGCCCGGCCAGGCCGCAGGCGAGATTGACCAGACCGTGGCCGACCAGATCTCCGACCTGCTCGAGCTGGGCGAGGTCGAAGACGCGGTCTCAATGGCCGAGCGGCACGGGTATCGGATCTCCGACGACCAGCAGTCGCTCCATCGTCTCGACGAATTGCCCGACGGTTCTCACCACCTGAGCAGCCCGTCACTGGGCTCGCAGCTTCCGTGGGCAAATGTCGAAGGCAGCACCGATGAGTTCATCGAGCTCCTGGACGCACTCGAGGTGCGCACCTCTCGCGGCCTGGCGCAGCTGCCCCAGCGCGAGCTCAATACCCTGCGCAGGAACTACAACGACCTGATCGAGGGCGGCGCAACCGAGTCTGCGGAGAACCTGATCTCGATTGCTGGCTATCACGTGAACGACAACGGCGTCGTCGTGTGGAGCCGAGGTCAGAGTGCCAACCCGTACCCGCGCGACCAGCTTGGGATCGAGCGTGACGGCGTTGCTCCCCCGCAGACATGGGGACTGCTCGAAGGCGAGTTCGACGACATCGCGCGCCTGGTCGACGAAGTCAGGCAAAGCACCCGCGAGGGCAGTATCCGACTGAGCAGCGCTGACGAAGATCACCTGGCCGATGCGGTCGCAAGCCTGACACGCCCCGGCGACGGTGGCGACGGCCTGGCTGAGTCTCTTCTGGAAGCGGCCGGCTACGACATCGGCGACGCCGGCGAGCTCGTCCACCTCGCAAGCCGCAACCGCTCGAGATACGGCCGGCAAGAGTCAGTAGGCACCGGGTCGGAGATGACCGAGGCCGAGATGCAGCGGCAGCAGCGGCTGGGTCTCGAGCAGTCACTCGACGGACGCGCGCACGACCTGGCGCAACCGTTCGAGCCCTCTGCGCTGCATCCCGCACCGACTAACATGAGCGACAGCCTTCCGGCTCGCGAGACCGACTCCGTCGAAGAAGCGCTGGCGTGGGCGCGCAGCGGGAACCACTTGAAATACGCAGACAAAGCGAAGACGAAGTTCGTCGGCGCACCGACGGAGATGGTCGGGCGCGAAGGCCTGCAGGCATTCCGCGACAACGCCGACGACTACTTCAAGCGCGGACTCGAGGCGCTGCGAGCTCGAGGCAAGCAGCCGGCCTGGTATCCCGAGAGCCGCGAGACGATTGGTGCACTGGCGAAGGGCCGCGATGCGCAGTCGAGGTTCGCACGCGAGATCTCGCTTATGAGCGCCGATGCACCGCCGCAAGCCAACTACGCCTGGGCGATCGAAGGGCACAACGCGCGAGCGGTGGGCGGCACGCCTCCCGACGGGATCCTTCACACCGGCCGGCAGTGGGAGCAGATGCAGAACGATCCGGTCGGGCCGCTGTCGCTGAAGACGGGCCCGTTCGCTCAGACGCTGCAGCCCTGGTCCAGGGGTATGACACATCCGGTCACAGACCGGCAGATGATGGAGGGGCTCGGCTATCCCATGAAGTCGGCGAAGAACGCGACCCCGACGCAGCACCGGTTCATCGACGCGGAGATGCTCCTGGCGATGGAGCGAGCGCAGCAAGCCTCGCATGGCGGGCGCGCCGACTGGGCGGTCGAAGACATCCAGGAGACGATCTGGACGGTGGTCAAGGCCGAAGGCCTGATGCGGCAGCGCAACATTGGGTTCGACGAGGCCTTCGACGAGGCGATGGCGGACTACTCGTCCTTCGCCGACTGGCACCGCGGCTACGCGGAGCACTCCTCGAAGACAAGCTGGGCGGACGACGAGGGGCGCGACATCCTCTACGACGCGATCGACTTCTACCAGGACCCGACGATCGAAGCCGGCGCCGGCGCATCTCGAGTCGCCCGTCCGCAGGTGACCGTGACCGGCGTCCCGACGGGCAAGTTCAGCAAGACGGGTTCACCCTCGAAGAGCGGCAAGCAGGTCGGCGAGACGGACCTGGCTGCGATGGGGAAGGTCGAAGCATTCCGCGGATTGATGTCGGGCTCCGACGAGGGCCTCGCCTACTCGACGCAGGCCTACAAGGACATCCCGGTGGGAACCGAGCGCGGCGGTGCAGGTGCAACCGTCGGCCAGGCGACCGGGTTCACGATCGAGCACGGCGAGACGCTGTCGCCCGAGCAACTGCAGGAAGTGATTCGAATCGGCGAGGAGTTCGGCTTCACCGGAGACGCCTCCTTTGTGTCGAATCGCGGAACCTCGACGGTGGTCACCCGCACCGATGGACCCCGAGGCGGGCTGACACGCGACCTGCCGCAGGTTCACGGTGCGCTGACCGAGGCCGGTGTGCCTGTGAAGCCGGGCGGTTTGTACCCGTCTCGCACGGACTCGGTCAGGACCGCCTACGACTGGAGCGAAGAGGGCTCGGGTGATCAGTTGCGGGCGATGTTCAAGGAGCTCGACGGACCCGAGGCGCCCAAGGTGCTCGAGCTACTCGACGAGAGCCCCGAATCTCGAGCTCGAGTCAAGCAGCACATGGACGAGGCATCCGACCGCGCGATCGAGGACGGCACGCTCGACCGGAAGGACCTCAGGAACATGCGGCGGATCTACTCGGAGGGGGGCCTGACCGCGCTCCGCCAGGCACTAGCTGACGGAGCGTGGCTGCCTTCGATCACCCTGCCGCTTCTGTTGTGGGCGATGGGTGGGGAGGCTCAGGATGAGACGTAGAAACGCCGTGCGGCTCGAGGCGGCGGCGCTCGCGCTCTTCCTCGGCTCGCTCGCGGCGAAGCCGGACGAGCTCGGCGTTGGTGAGGCCCTGGTGCTGGGGACTTTCGATGCGTCGAGTCATATCTACTCCTTCGGCATACCAGACCATGAATTATAGCTCACCATAAGGGGGTGCACCATGCAGGGCAAGTACAACGACATCTCGGACAGCCCGAAGAAGGGCACGACGCAGGACACGCCGGCGGCAGGTCGCCAGCGGCGTGAGGGGCACCCCAACGGGGGTGAGGTGGCTCGGGTGGACGTTCCGCGCTCGAAGATGCCGCAGAACCAGAGCTCGACGCCGCTGCAGAGCTCCCCGCTCAACACCGACTTGGGGAAGATGCCCAAGCAGATGAGTGGGCCGCAGCAGCGCGACCCGCGGCGCCGGTAGGGAGCCGTCATGACGAATGCCGAACTAGGTGAACTCACGCGCGACGTGATGATGCGCAGAATCTCGTCTCGGGAGAAGCTCGCGTTGCTCTGCGAGGGAGTGGCAGAGGTGGCGGTGGCGGAGAAGCCGAAGCCGCCGACACCGCCGCCGCCGCCGGCCAGCAAGAAGACGACACGCAAGAAGTCGAGCTCGCGCACAGGGTGAGCACTGCGGGCGACATGATCGCGTTCAATGAAGTCCCGGAATGCACCTCGGTGCAGGCGGCGTCGATCTACGAGCGCTGCCAGAAAGATCCGGGCTTCTTCGTGCGCGAAGTGATCGGCGACAACGCCTGGGAGACCCAGGTCGCCATCATGGAATCAGTGCGCGACCACCGCGTGACGGCCGTCCCGTCATGCCACTCGAGCGGGAAATCGTGGACCGCTGGGCGTGTCGCACTCTGGTTCGGCGCCTGCCACCCAGGTGCCAAGGTCATCACCACCGCACCCACCGAGCGCCAGGTGAAGGGCGTACTCTGGGGAGAGATACACCGCGCAGCAAAGAGCTCGAAGATCCCGCTCGGCGGCGAGGCGACAGCGATGCAGCTGAAGTTCGAAGCCGATCACTGGATCTGGGGCTTCACCGCCCCCGACTGGGACGAGTCGCGGTTCCAGGGTTTCCATGCGCCGCACATCCTCGTCATCGTGGATGAAGCCTCTGGAATTTCAGCAGCCCTGATGGATCAGATCGACTCGCTCCTGGCCGGGGGCCATGCGCGCAAACTCCTGATCGGGAACCCCGTCATCGCCGGGTGTAGCTTCCAGCGCGACTGCGAGTCGCCGGCAGTGCACACGATCCCGATCTCGGCGTGGGATACGCCGAACTTCCAGACATTCGGAATCACCGAGGCCGACATGATCTCGGGAGAGTGGGAGGAGAAGATCAAGGATCAAGAGATGCCGCACCCCGAGCTCATCACGCCGGCGTGGGTAGCTGAGCGTCTCGCGATCTGGGGAGTTGACTCGATGGCGTGGCAGTCGCGGATCCGCGGCGAGTTCCCAGCCATCGTCGAGGGCGCCTACTACGGCGAGCTCATGTCGAAGGCGCGCGAAGAAGGACGCATCGCATCGTTTCCCTACGACCCCGCCTATCAGGTGAGCACCGCATGGGACATCGGCATGCGCGATGCAACCGCAATCTGGTTCTACCAGCAGATCGGCAACCGCATTCACATCATCGACTACTACGAGGCGACCGGCCAGGGCCTGCCGCACTACGCAAAGGTGATTCACGACAAGGGCTACGTCTACCGCGAACACATCGCACCGCACGACATGAAAGTTCGTGACTGGGGTCCGGGTGTTGCGCGGACGATCGTGGCCAGCGAGCTCGGGATCAACTTCCGAGTGCTCGAGAAGATCGTCGTGAGGATGGGCGGAGAACTATCGGAGGGCATCGACGCTGTTAGGCGCACGCTCCCTCTCTGCTACTTCGACGAGCAAAACGCGGGCGACGGTATCGCTGCACTCGAGGCCTACCGGCGCAAGCGCAACCGATCGACGGGCGGCCTCACGGACATCCCGGAACACGACTGGGCGTCACACGGTGCGGATGCGTTCCGCTACCTATCACTCGGAAGGCTCAACAACGCGAGCACGCGACGGCCCAAGCCGAACACACGCTGGATGACGTAGGAGACCGCAATGGCAGACGAAATTCCTGGAACGCGCGCACCCTACGAAGACCTCGAGCAGGGGGAGGAGACCGCGTTCCCATCGGTCGAAGGCTTCGAAGAAGTTGACGTGCCCGAGGACTACCCCGAAGACCAGCCGCCGGCATCCGATGAAGAGGCGGGGAGCGCGTGGGTGCTCTCCGATGGTCACTTGCTGGCGGTCGTGCAGTCCGAGCTCGACTCCGGCCTGGGCTGGACCGGGACGCGGATCTCAGAGGCGCGGCGCTACTCGCTCGCCAAGTATTTCGGCAACCCTCGAGGCGACGAGCGCGAAGGCCGCAGCCAGGTGGTCACCCGCGACGTGTTCGAGCAGGTCGAGTGGCTGCTCCCGTCGCTGATGGAGATCTTCTGCTCGGGCCCGAGAGTGGTCCGCTTCATGCCGACGGGCGACGAAGACACCGACTCCGCTGAGCAAGCGACCGAGATGGTCAACCATGTGTTCGCACGCGAAGATGGGCCGATGGTGCTCTACACGATGTTCAAGGACGCGCTGACACAGAAGAATGGCATCGTGAAGGTGTGGTTCGAAGACTCCGACGCCGTCACCTTCGAAGATTACGCGGGCAAGAACCTGATGGAGTTGCAGGCAGTCTTCGACGACGAAGACTACGAAGTCCGCGCCGTACAGGCGTGGCACATCAATCAGAAGTCGGGCGAGCGCGAGGACCTGGACGAGACCAGCCCGCTCCCCGAAAACCATGACCCGATGCGCGTGCGATACGACATCGAGGGCGTGCGCTACAAGCGGCGCGGCAAGATCTGCCTCGAGAACATCCCGCCGGAAGAGTTCGTGATCAATCGCGACTGCCGAGGCCTCGAGGACCCGAGCTGTCGATTCGCAGCGCACCGCGTGCGCGCAACCGAGAGCTCCCTGATCGCACTGGGCTACGACGAGGCCACGGTCAAGCGGATTCCCAGCGCGCACTCTGTTTACGGCACCGACCAGGACGCGATCGTTCGAGCCAGCCAGGACGACTCGCACCCCCTGATGCTCGGCGACCGCAAAGACTCTCAGAGATCGGTCTACATCACCGAGTCCTACATTTTGGTGGACCGGGATGGGGATGGCATCAGCGAGTGGTGGAAGGTCGTCACCGGGGGGGACTACGGCCAAGCCCTGCTGTCAGCTGAGCCCTCAAACGGTCACCCGTTTGTGTCAGTCACTCCCATTCCGGTCCCTCATCGCTTCTATGGCCTGTCGCTCTCCGATGTCGGCAGCGACCTGCAGGAGATCAACACCACCCTGTGGCGCCAGTTCATGGATTGCCTCTACCTCGCAACCGACCCGCGCAGCATCGTGTTGTCGCGCGGCGAAGGCGACGCGGCGACTCCGCTGGTGAATCTCGACCAACTGCTCGACTCCGCAGCCGGCGGCTATATCGAGGAGTATGCGCCCAACGCGATCCGACCCTTCGAGTCGAAGAGCAACGCCGCTGACATCATTCCTGCGATGGAGATGCACTCGAAGATGAAGGAGGCGCGCACGGGGATCTCGCCCGACGCGATGGGCATCAATCCCGAGTCGATCTCGAAGCACGTCTACGGGACGATGGTGCAGAGCTCGGCGGCGGCGACGCGGATGACGATGTACGCGCGGATCTTCGCGGAGACCGGCGTCAAGCACCTCTTCCAGAAGATCTACATGCTCCTGATGCAACACGACACGCGCGGGATGACGATTCGCGTGCGCGGCAAGTACGTGCACGTCGACCCGACCGCCTGGTCGACCGAAGCAGATTGCCAGGTGACGGTGGGCCTCGGCCACGGTTCGAAGATGGAGAAGGGCATGAACCTGCAGACCATTGGCGAGGTTCAGAAGCAACTCCACGAGGCCGGGCTGAGCCACATGGTGTCACCGACCAACGTCTACAACACCGTCTCCGACCTGGTCGAAGCGCTCGGCTTCCGATCGCCGGAGCAGTATTTCACGGACCCGACAACGGTCCAGCCGCCGGAGCCTCCGCCGGATCCGACAGCCGACGCGGTGAAGGCCGCGTCCGAAGTCGAGTTCATGCGGGTGGAGCTCGAGCGCCAGAAGGTCGAGCTCGAGCGTGACAAGCTGATGCTGAACATCAAGGAGGTCGAGCTCAAGCACGAGGTCGAGATTCAGAAACTCCGGAAGGACGGCTACGCTGCGACGCCAGATATGCAGTGGACGTTGCCGAAACCGAAACCAGAAGAGGGATTCGAACCGAGGCAGGAAGCGGAGCTACCGCCCCCGCCTCTCGAACAACCAACGCCCGCAGACGCCGGGCCTGAAGGAGTAGTCTGATGGGAGCAGCATCGAAGGCAAGCGGCACCGCAGCGCAGAAGAAGGCAGCCAGGGTGGCAACGAGAACCGCGAAGAAGGCCGGAAGGACGGCAACCAGGACCGCATCGAAGGCCGCGAAGGGCGCCGTGAAGGCCGCGAAGAAGGTCGCCAGACTCGCCAAGAAACCCGGCAAGGTCGCGAAGGCAGTGGGTGGTGCCCAGCTCGCTGCGGCGAAGAAGGGCGCGAAGGTCATGTCCGGTGGCCTGATCGGCAAGAAGGACACCCGCGTGGCCCAAGCGCCCGAGCGGAAGGCCGCACGCAAGCAAGCCAGCGCGATCAAGAAGACCGCGCGCACGACCGCGAAGAACCTGCGGAAGGCCGGCAACAGCGGCAAGGCGCAGGCCACCCGCAAGGCGGGTCGCGCGGCTGCCAAGCAGGTGATGAAGGACGCCCCGAAGCGCAAGGACGTTCGGACCAAGGCGCTCACGAGGAAGAGCGCGCGGTGAATCCCAATGAATCCCAACCGGTAACCCTGAACCCCAGGGAACGCGGAGAACAGGCGGCTGAGATCGCTCGGCATCCTGTTCTCCGCCAGGCGCTCGAGGCCACGCGCGAATGGGCGATGGAGGCATTCAACCAGGCGAAGACGCCGGACGATGCCTGGAACGCGCGGCTGCGGGTGATGGCTGTCGACGAGTTCATCCAGTATCTGATGGCCGTCATCCAGCTGGGCCGCTCGGAAACCGCGAAGATCGAGCGCGAGTACGAGAACATGCGCAAGAAGAAGCGCGACAAGATCTCGTTCGCTGACCACCTGGTGGCTGCCCGCAAGGCCCGTGCCGAATACGACGAGCAGCAGGAGAAAGTTGCCAACGGGTGAAAAACGCGCACAATGGGGTAGTTACACGCCCAAAGTCCTCCCCGGACGGGTGAAATGTGCCGCAGCCGGCTGAATTTCAGACCCAGCGGAGCTCCGTAGAGGGCCTCGATGAGGCCGCTGAGACGTTTTTCAAGAACGAAGCGGCGAAAACAGCCGCCAAGCGCAAGTCGATGGGCCTCCCCGAGGGCGAGGAAGAGCCCCCGATCGTACTGCCACCCGATCCGCCCACCGATGAGCGCCTAGCGCGCGCACTGGGCGAAGACACCCCCGAACCCGATCCCGACAAGGCCCCGGCTGTCGAGGATCCCCCCAGAGAGCCGATCGAAGACGAAGACGCAGAAGCACCCGTCTCCGATGAAGATCCAGAGGGCCTCGAGCTACCTGGCGAGGCTGAGGACGCAGCAATCACCCTGGAGACCCCGATCGCGATGCCAGACGGCTCCGAGGTCACTCTCCACGAGCTGCGCCGCGGGTTCCTGCGCGAGACCGACTACACGGCGAAGACCATGGAGCTCGCCGAGCAACGCAAGCTATTCGAAGGCAAGGTGGGCGAGGCCCACACCGCCTACGAGCAGCGGATCGCCATGGCGACCGGTCTGGCCGAGCAACTGCAGGCGAGCCTGGCTCAGTTCGGGCCGACCCAGCAGCAAATGGACCACCTGCGCACGACCGACCCCGGCGAGTACGCGGCGCGCATCGAAGACATGCGCCGCAAGCAGGCACTCGTGCAGCAGGCGGTGCAGGCGAAGAAGGATGTCGAAACGGAGGCTGCGCGCTTGTGGGATGAGCAGCGGGCCGCTCGAGTTCCGATCGAACGCCAGGCGCTGGCCGAGGCGATCCCCGCATTCAAGAAGAATTTCAACGGCGAGTACGACCAGCTCAGCCGTTACGCTTTGGCCTCGGACGGGGGGGAGCTCCGCCCCGAGGAGTGGGACGCGCTGGACGACCATCGCCATGTCACTCTCGTGTGGAAAGCACGGGAATACGACAAGGCGACACGGAAGACCCTGCCCGCAGCCCGCAAACGATTGGCTGGGAAGCCTCGTTCAATCCGTTCCGGAACGCAGAGCGTAGCCGGGGACACGGCCAACGATGAGCTGAAGGTCGCTATGGCGAACCTCAAAGCAAACCCCGAGAGCAAACAGGCACAACAGGACGCCTTTATGGCTCGGGATCGCGCGAAGCGCGCGAAGCAGCCCGCTGCGAGACGCCGTACATGAGGTTTTTCAGATGGCAATCACCGACTATTTCAGGACATCCGACCAGATCGGGGAGAAGGAGGACATCTCCGACCTGATCCACAACATCAGTCCGACCGAGACCCCGTTCCTCACACTCGCAGGCACGACGTCCGCGAGCGGGATCTATCACCAGTGGCAGATCGACTCGCTCGACACGCCCGCTGCAAACATCGTCGAAGAAGGCGCTGACGCTGCCGACGCCAAGAAGACCCCGACGGAGATGCGTGGCAACTACACGCAGATCTCGTCTCAGGTCTTCATGGTCAGTGGCACCGCCGAAGTGGTCGACAAGTACGGCCGCGACTCCGAGATCGCGTATCACGCTGCGAAGGCAGCGCGCGAGCTCAAGACCGATGTCGACTTCTCGATCACCGGCCTGAATCAGCCGTCACTCGCCGGCCTCACCCGTCAGTCCGGGTCTCTCGAGACCTGGATCGAGACCAACACCTATGAGGATGTTGGCTCGGGTGGTGGTGGCTGGGGCGTCGGCGTCACGTTGATTCGGACCATCGTCGCCACGGACGCGCTGACACAGGCGAACCTCGACGGCGTGATCCAGTCGGCCTGGAGCAACGGCGGCAAGCCGTCGGTGATGCTCTGCGGTCCCGTCCAGAAGACGAAGATCTCCACCATGGACGGTGTCGGGACGATCGGATCCTCGGGCGTCACGCGCAGTGACCGCTCGGGTCGCACGATCTACGCCACCGCTGACCTCTACGTCAGCAACTTCGGCGAGCTCCGGGTTCTTCCCAGCCGGCACGTCCGGCAGGAAGACGCGAACGTCGATCACGCGATCTTCTGCCTCGATCCCGAGTACATGAAGGTGGCGTATCTCCGGCCCTGGCAGCAGTTCGACCTCGCCAAGGTCGGTGACTCGATCCGGCGCGAGATGCTGGTCGAGTGGACGCTCGAGATGTGCAACGAAAAGGCGCACGGCGCGGTCTACGACCTGGCGGCGTAAGCGGCTCGCGAGAGGGCGGCTTCGGGTTATGCCGAAGTCAGGTTTCTGGCCCGCCCGGCACTGGGGCCGTCCTCTCACTTTCCCGGAGGTGTTATGCCGAACCGAAGACACTCGATCAGAAAGCTCGGAGCCGTGTCCTTTCCTGGCAGCACCGCTGCCGTCGACATGGGCGAGTTCACGAAGGGAGTCGTTCACATTGACGGCACGGGAGCGGTCTTCGAGATGCAGTGCTCCCCGGACGGCGGAAGCACCTGGTTTGTACTGATGAGGCCTAACGGCGTTCGCGGTCGGTTCACGATTTCCGGCGTTGAGCGCTCATACCAGATCCCCATCATGCCGAAACTGTTCAAGGGACTCGTGACCACAGCGGACCTTGATGCCGGCTACATCGAGGGCATCCGCGAGGTCGCCTAACAAGGAGCGAGAAATGCCGATCAAGCAGAGGCACAAGATCATCGACCTCGGAGCCGTCGCGTCTAGCGCTGACACGCCTGCGATCGACGTGTCGGAGTTCACCAGCGGGGTTCTCTACATGGACAGAGACTCCGGCGACGCCATCATCACTGCCCTGGTCTCTCCGGACGGTGGCACTACCTGGCACACCTACTACGACCCCAACGAGGTCCTAATTCAGTTTACGTCTGATGTTGCGGTTCCGAATGCTGCATACGGGATCGCGATCACTGCCAAGTTGATGAAGTTCAATGTGGCCGTGGCCGACATCGCGGGACTCTGGTTCGAGGGTCTCCGGGAGATCGGCTAATGCCTGGCGCGTACACACCGTGGGAAGATGTCTCCGCGCAGGACTCCGAAGTCGTGCGCAAGATCCGGATCAATACGCTCGACAACGCGAACCACTCGATCGAAGAGCACGTCGCGCAGGACTGCACCGAAGTGCTCGAGATGAACGCGGCGCTGCGGAACAGGGACAACTTCAGCGGGTCACTGTGGGCCGGGCGAAGCTGGGTCCAGGTTGCGCAGATCCCGTTCGCCGTTCTCGAGAAGTGGATGATCGAAGAGGACATCGACTTCTACCGATGGAACGATGAAGACAAGGCGCGAATCGTGCGCCGGCTTAACTCCAACGAGTGGAGCGGCCTACGGACGGCCCCTGGGAGGATCTAGGTGCTCGAGACATACGCGGAGCTGCAGCAAATCATCGAGGACTACCTCGAGCAGGAAGATGTCAGCGGGAAGATTCCGACGTTCATCCGCCTGGCCGAGTCGCGGTTCGATCGCGAGCTCTCGGTGCGATGGATGGAAACTATCTTCGAAGGGGACATCGACCAGCAAGAGGTCCCGCTGCCCGTGGACTTCCTCGAGCTGCGATCGCTCTACCTCACGTCGCACTCGCCGTGGCTGCTGGCGAAGCCGAGACCGCAGCACCTGTTCTTCTCCTCGAGTGTCTCGTCGCTATCGGGCATTCCGCGTCTCTACACAATCATCGGTTCGTCCTTGTTCTTCGCTCCAGACCCGACCGGTGTCGACGCCGGCACGTATCCGTTCCAGATGTACTACCGCCAGATGGTCCCGAAGCTCTCGACTAACAACCCGACAAACTGGCTGCTCGACCTGGCGCCCGATGTCTATCTCTATGCGTCACTGCTCGAGGCGCAGCCGTATCTGATCGACGACGAGCGACTGCAGGTGTGGGCGCAGATGTATAAGCAAGCGAAAGACAGTCTCATCAGCCTGGACGTTCGCGGCCGGGGTCGACCCTTCGGCGAGGCAAGGCCGCGCTCCGGATTCAACGACGGGAAGGTCAACACGAGGTACTGATGCCGGATGTCGAGTTCGGAGAATGGCTGCCCGACCAGCGCCAGGTGAAGACGCCCGGCCTGCTCTACGTCAACCACATGAGCCCGTCCATGGCCGGATGGCAGCCGCTACCAAAGCGCGAAACGTCGGAGATCGAGGCGCTCTTCGGCGAAGCGCGCGGCGTGTTCATCGGTCGAACGCAGGATGGCGAGGCGTTCTTCTTCGCGGCGACCGACGACAAGATCTACCAGGAGTCGGGCTCGTTCACATGGACTGACCGATCGAAGGTCGGCGACTACACGCTCGGGCCCGTCGACCATTGGGAGTTCGATGTCTACGGTGACGCCGTCTACGCCACCAACAAGAACGACCCGATTCAGCGAGCCGCTTCTCCTGGCGGCACGTTCGCCGATATAAGCGCGCACGCACCGTTCGCCGGCACGATCGCTACCGCGAAAGAGTTCCTGATGGCCGGCAACCTCGAGGCGCGCGGCAACAACATCGGTAGCGGAGCAGAAGGCGAAGGCGCCCTGCACTGGTCCGCGATCGGCGACCCGACGGACTGGCCGACGATCGCCACGGCCGACGCGATCAACAAGCAGTCGGACTTCCAGATCCTCGAGGGCGACGGTGGCCCGGTGGTTCAGATCGTCGATGCGGCCGAGTACACCGCAGTCTTTCGCCAGAAGCAGGTGTGGCGAGCCGACCAGGTCGGCGCCCCGAAGTTCTGGACGTTCCGCAAGATCGACAACAAGCGCGGCGCTGTCGTTCCCAACGCGGCGATCGCCGTCGGGAACTTCGTCTACTTCTTGTCGCGTGAAGGCTTCATGATCTTTAACGGAGCGCAGACGCAGACGATCGGATTCGAAAAGATCGACCGTACCGTTCTAAACGAAATCGACTGGTCGAGAGCCGACGCGCACTGCTCCGTCGCTCACCTGCCGCGGTTGCACTCCGTAGTGTGGTCCATCCCGATGACCGCTGGCGACATCGTCTTCGGAAACTACAACACGCTCATCGGGTACAACTACGACCTGAAGCAGTTCTGGCACTCGGGCGAGAGCAACCAGCGCGTGTTCGCGATGGAGCCGCGCATCACTGATCTGAGTATGGACGGCGCCACCTATTCCTCGCTGGACATGGACGTGGCTCTCCCGACAGGGCTTGCTGATCAGAACATGGACGAGCTCGGCGCCGGCGCCGGCCAGGACATCGTCCTCTCCTACTTCAACACGGACAACCTGATCCGGTCGTACAGCGGCATCGGCGGCGACTGGTCGACAATCCACACCGGGAAGTTCGAACTACCCGAAGGCCGGCGCGGGATGATCCGCATGCTTCGGCCGTCCTATATCGCAGAGGATCTGAGCAACGTCGCCATCGGAGCCGGAGTGCTCGCGCGAGTTCAGCCAGGCGGGCCTCGGACTTCATGGTCGTTCTCGGAGATGAAACCTAGCGGTGTCTGTCCGCAGCGCGCCGTCGGCCGGTATCACGAGGGAGCCTTTGTCTACGTGGGGCCCGTCCGTGACTGCGTTGGATTCGACTTCAAGGCGGGGAGGCTTGGGAAGAAATGAGTCGAGTCGTCGGAGCTCAGAAGCCGCCCGCATTCTACCTGGGCAACATCGAGGAGCATCTTCGGATGATCGTCGACTATCTCACGACCGGACCCGTGTCGCGTGACGGCAACGAACTGACCGAGATGGTGAGCTTCTCGCACCTCGAGCACGCGATGACGGCCAACACGGACGACGCCGACTTCGGCGGATACTCGATTGTCCGCATCGACTCCGACGGCGCATACAACCTCACCGGAATCGAGGCCGGTCCAGGTCGACGGTTGCTTCTGATCAATGTGTCAGCGTTCACGATCACGCTGAAGCACGAGACGACATCGCTCGCAGTGAACCAGTTCTCGATCGTCGCGGACCACTCGATGGCCGCCGGGCGGTCTACGGAGCTCTGGTACGACAGCGTCACCGAGAAGTGGAGGAGAATCGCAGGATGAGCATGGACCAGGTGACACTACAAGGCGCCGAGAGTGTCGTCCCGATCATCGACACGGACCAGATCAAGTTGACGGTGCTGACGACGCAGCAGGCTGTCGACGGGTGGGAGACCATCGTCCCCTATCTCGACCAGGTCTTCGAGCGATCGGCTGGACGACTCGGGCCCGAGGACACGCTGCAGGCGATCACTGACGGCATGGCTGAAGTCATGTTGATCTGGGATCCGCCCGCGTCTCGCATCTATGCGGTGATCATCGCGGAAGCGCGCGTCTACCCGAAGCGGCGAGTGATGAGTCTCGGTCTCTGTGGCGGCGCGCACATCCACCTATGGGCCGAGAAGATGTGGCCGGCGATGCAGCACGTCGCGAAGAAGAAGGGATTCAATCAGCTGGAAATCACCGGCCGCCGAGGTTGGAAGCGGTTCATCCCTGGAGCGGAAGAGATCGCGACATTCTACGCGATCGACCTTGACCAGGAGGAGGAGGCCTGATGGGCGCAGCATTCGGCGGACGACAAGAGCAGTATTCGAACACGCGCATCAACAGGCACATGCGCAAGCAGGGCGAGTTTGCGCTAGACGAAGCGCGCAATCTCTACAACGACGACGCCTCGCTGCCCTCGGGCTACGTCGGGATCTCCGACCAGCGCCAGGGCGCGCTCGACCAGATGATGCGCACCTCTAACTCACAAAACTCTGCAGCGCGCGTCGGCGGGAAGGAGTGGCAGAAGACGATGAGCGGGGCCTACCTCGACCCCGACTCCAATCCGTGGATGCAAGAGATTGTCGACCGTTCCGTCGGTGGAGCGATGGCGGGTCCGCAGTCTGGGTTCTCGAGCGGTGGCCGATTCGGCAGCGGCGCCATGGCGAACGCGATGGCCGATGCCGGACAGAACACGGCCGCACGACTCTGGGGCGGCAACTACCAGGCCGAGCGCCAGAACATGATGACGGCCATGGGCCAGACAGGGCAAATGCAGCAACTGCAGCACGCCGACGCGACGATGCAGGGCAAGGTCGGCATGGAGTACGAGCAGGACACTCGCAACCAGCAAGCCGAAGAGATGCGTCAGTTCCAGTACCCCTACGCGAAGCTGGATCAATTCCTGTCGCAGATGGGCGCGAACCCGCTCATGGGTGAAAGCTCGAGCGACGTGGCGATGGTGCAGCCCTTCCAGTGGGGGCAGGCGCTCATGGGTGGCATCGGTGGCCTGTTCAACCCGCTCAGCCAGATGGGAGGCAAGTGATGTCGTTCGGAATGATCCCGCCGCAACCGCAGGAAGAAGAAGAGGAGCTCACCGGAGGCCAGAAGGCGCTCAGCGTCATGAAGTCACTGGCTGGTGTACTCGGCGGCGCGGCCTACGCGGCCGGCGTCTCGGGTGCCGCGCAGAATCCGTGGGCAGGCCCTCACGCGCTCGCGCAGCTGCGACAGCAGGGCGTCGAACAAGAGATGCGCAAAATGCAGATGGCCGCGCAGACGGAGCACACCCGACGACAGCAGGGGATCATGGCGCACATGCAGGAGAACTTCTCCGACATGAGCGACCCGAACCAGCGCCAGGCGGCGATCCAGTACCTGATGGGCCAGGGCGCATTCGAGTACGCGGAGAAGGCGAGCGCGATCTTCGGCGAGATGTATCCCGCCGCCGGTGGCTACAACCCGACCGAGTACGCGCCGGTCAAGATTCTTAGCAAGGATGGAGCGACCTATGGATCACGCGACCAGGCGCTCGGGCTGCAACCGATGACCGGGAACGAGATGCCGGTCCCGCCGCCGCCGCCGCTGGTGAGTTTCACAGAAGGCGGACGCCTGGACGAGAGGACCGCGGCCAGCCAGGACAACCAGTACAACGAGCTCGTCTTCGAGCTCGGCGACGAACCGCTCGCTCGAGACGTGATCAACGGGAAGGCCTTCCGGGAGCCAGGGCTTGGAATCGTCGTGCGCGGCAGTGCGAAGGTCCGGGAGCAGATGGCTGCGGCCGTCGCGTTCCAGGGCACGTTCGCTGACCTCGAGCAGGTCGCTCGAGACATCGCCAGCCAGGGCGACACCAACATCCTGCAGACCGGGATGAACAAGGCCGACCGGCTCGCAACGGGTGCCGGCAATGTGGGCTTCGAGGCCTACGAGCAACTGAAGACGATCGCGGTCGCCGAGTTCCTGAAGGCGACATCGGGAGCGCAGGTCAACGAGACCGAGCGCGCGTTCCTGCTCACGACCTTCCCCAATTACACCGAGCTCATCCGCGGCGGCAAGATCAGCGACACGGCGCAGGTCAAGCTCGACACCTGGTTCCGGAAGGGCCGTCGCGCGTATCTCAGCCAGGTGCCGGCGAGCCAGAAGGACAAGGCGAGCGCAGCCTGGGAGGCACGCTTCGGAGCTCGAGGTCCCCGCGGCGCAAGTGGGGCAAATGGTTCTGCCCCCCCTGCCCCGGCCACCACAGGCGGCTGGACGATCGAGCGGGTTCCGGAGTAAGCGATGGCGACGTTCAGAATCAGAGATCCGAAGACCGGCAAGATCGTGGCGACGGTCAGCGGCGACGGCACCGAAGAGGAGGCCCTCGCTCACTTCGAAGCCAGCCAGGGGATCAAGCCACCGCCGTCAGGCGCTCCAGTGGGCCCGAAAGTCGGATCCCGGCCTGATGGGTCGGGTGGGTATCAACCTCACGACAGGGGCTACCCTGGCAAGCCGGAGCAATACCGCGCGACGCCGGACTACGACTGGCAGGACTACGCCGGCGGCTTCGGCAAGGGCGCTGCCATCGGCGGGGCCATGGGCCTCCCGTTCGGTGGCCCGGCTGGAGGCCTGACCGGGGCAGCGGCCGGCGGCGTGGGTGAGGTGGCCTCGATGGGCTTGAACCAGATGGGCTTCGGCGGCGGCACCCAGATGGGCGGATCCATGCTCGCGGATGCCGGAATGTCGATGGTCTCGAGGCGCCACGCTGCGAAGATGGCCATGAAGATCCCAGGCGTCCGTGGCTTCACGGAAGACGCGATCGAGTACCTCGGCAAGGGTGAGGCGTGGGACTCCGTAGGGGGAGCCGTCAAGCGCTTCCTGGGCCGCAACTGGGCAGCCGAGTCGACGGGCATGGCGCAGCGTCAGGCCGGCAAGCTGGTCAGCGACCTGCCCTCGCCGCCGCCGGCCGGGACCAACCCGGTCGTCGATGTCGGCGAGCAAGTCCGCAGTGGCCACCAGATGATGAACGACACCTACCAGGGCGCGCGCCGCCAGGCCGAGAAGGAAACCATGGGCATGCGTGGCCGCGCCGAACCCGTCATCCGGAAGAGCGAGGAGTTGCTCGACCGGTTCACTCACATGGACGACACGCCGAAGGTGCTCAGCGATGGCGCTGCCCTTCCCAGCGAGATCGGCCTGCACGAGGCCGAGAACTTCCGCGGCGCTGCGGGGCAGTACGACGAGCTGCACGGGCCCTACGACCAGGTGCTCGACGACCTCACCTCGACCGCCGACGAGTACGGGCCCGCCGCCGAATCGGTGCGGAAGATGCGCGGAGCTCGAGAAGCGGTGGAGCAGTCAGCCCCCGAGAGCAGCGGGACCTACCAGTACCTGATCGGCAAGGGCCGAAGCGACAATGCGAGCAAGGCGCTCGAGCGAATCCTCTCGAGCGATATGTCGGTCACCGAGGTGAAGCGGATCCGCTCGCTGATGAACAGCGTCGGCGATGACATCGCGCTGCGGCGCGCGGCAGTGATTCACATCCTGCAGCGTCGACTGGGCGAGCAGGCGGCGTCGGTTGCCGGCAGCCCGCAGGTCGGCGAGCTCATGTCACTCGGCGGACGATCCTCGAGCGAGTCGGCGGCGCTGACCGAGATCCTCGGCGAGCGCGGCTTCGGCCACCTCGAGGACCTGATCACCGCGTCGAAGGCTGGGAAGCAGGGCGGCAAGACGGGCGCCATCGCATCGCGGATGCTGCTGTATCTGGCCGGCGCATCTTACGGCTCGACACTCAGCCCCACGGCGACGACTGCGGTGCTCGCACTGGGCGGTGTCGTCGAGGCCTTCATGCGACAGAACGGCAAGCAGGGCGTGGCGAAGCTGGCGGTCGCGGCGCTGTTGGATGCCGACATCTATCGAGCAGTGACCATGGGCGCGGCCGTCAACAATGCCGAAGCTGCAGCCGTGCGACTGGGGCAGACCCTGGTGCGACGCGGCCTCTTTACTGAAGACGAACTTGGAGGCGACTGATGCCGTCACTTATTCTTGGACAATGGTCCCTCACTCATTCCACCAACGGCTTCGCCGTCCCTGACGGAGCTCCGGAAGGATGGTTCGGCGGAGACATCAACTGGTGGGGCCGCGAGATCATGACGGTGATTCGTACCTGGTACGACGACCCCGAGTGGCTGTCGGTCACCGAGGACCTCGCGACTCGCAACCCGAAGCCGGTCGTGCAGCTGAACGCCAGCGCCTTCCAGGTCCAGGACTGCGACGCGACCGACTACTTCACCACGGGCCGGCGCGTTCGGCTCCGCAACGGCATCACTGCAGTGGAGGCCACCGTCAAGTCCTCGAGCTTCGGTGGGACGCACACCGATGTCGAAATCGTCGGCACCAACGTGCCGGCGACGATGGACACCGACGGCGCCGATGTCTACTTCGCCAAGTCGATCGACCCGAGCGCGTTCGCTTCCCAGCCGGCGGTGGGCGACATGAAGATGACCGCGGGCCTGCAGTCAGCAGCAGCCGCGGAGGGGTGGCTCGAGTGCAATGGCCAAGAGGTGCTTATCGCTGACTACCCCGTGCTGGCGGAGGTGCTCGGCTCGCCGCTCGGCACTCAAATCGGGCACTACGACTACCACCCGTCGCTCGGTCTCCCGACCATCGGTAGCGTGCGCGTCCCGGACATGGCGGGCCGTGTCCCTGTCGGATTCTGGGATGACGCCACGCACCCGGCCGGCGTCGCATCGGAGCCGGACGACGACTACGACTACACCAACGGGCTCGACATCGAGGAGAAGCGAGACAAGGCCTGGGGCGGCGAGAAGACTCACGAGATTCTCGAGGCCGAGATGCCGCTTCATGACCATGAACACGTCACGAGCGGAACCCATGTCCACCCGGCTGACGGGGACAACCCCACCATACAGGGCAGCGTCAAGAGACCATGACCACGACTTCATCGCGCAGGGCGATGCGGCCAACAACCTGCTCGACCTGCGCCAGCCGCACATCGTGATGGGATACGTCATCTACACTGGCGTCGCCTAATGCGTCGACTGCTGCTGCTGGCCGCGATCCTCTTCGCGCTCCCAGCGAGCGCGCAGCCGTGGGCCGACGGAGTTCCGGACGAGTACGGCCAGGCGCTCTACAACCAGGCCTTCACCTACACATGGACGGTCGACGGCTACTCGCCGAGCCCGCATCAGGACATCTCTGCGTGCGTGGAACGGTCAACGGTGGTCATCGCCGGAGGCCCTGCTGGCGTGCAGGTGTACGACTGCGACGAGAGCGACTCCGACACGTCACGGTGCGTCCAGGTTGTATCGACATCGGATCCTGGAACGTGGGAGATCAACTTCTCCCGCAACTGGGTAATGGTCAGGATCACGTCGTCGTCCGGCGGCGGCACGGTTTCCGTCCAGTGCAACGGCGTCGACAACCAGACCTTCGACGGATCTGCATGGGTGCCGACTTTCCCTGGGCCTTGGCTGAGTTCGATCAAGGTGAACGGGGTTGAAGCCACCGACCCTGATTTCCTCGATTCGGACGACATCAAGCTGACCCTCTGCGACGGTCCCTTGTCGCCGATCATCGCCTGCGGCGCGGCTGGCGAGATCTTCCCTGAGTACATCTATCAGAGCATCATGAACAGCGATGTCGCCCCGTCTGCCAACATCGACGGTTCCAAGATCGAGCTCGCTACCGAAACGAAGCGCGGGACATTGCGCAAGGCGACGCAGCTGGAGGTCGATGCTGGAACGGAAAACCAGATGACGATCTCGCCTGAGACCCTCGAGGGACGAGCTCTCGATGGGGAGCTTGGCGGGACCATCGGAGACCCGACGGTTGCAAACGATCACGCCGGCAGCCCACACCACGACATCTACACATTTCCCGACGACGTGATCGTGAACGGGCAGCTCCAGGTTACGGATACCCCATACTCCATCACGCTGTTTGCCGAGCCGTCGAACGACATCATCCGGGCGACAACCGCAGAGACGCACGGGCTGACGAGCTCGCAGGTCGCCATCTCATCCTTCCGGCTCTGCGCCGGCCTCGACGTCTGCGCCCACGCTGCCCAGCTGCCAACGGACAGCGCCGGCCAGGAGATCATCGTCGAGGGGAGTGGAGACCAGAACGGCGCGTACATCCCCTCCGATAATGTGTCGCCGGGCAGCACCTGGTCGTCCATCCTGCAGAACGGATCGGACGTTCAGGTCACCACATCGGCGACGCACTACCTCATCGCCGGGGAGTCGATCGAAGTCACGGGCACGACGAACTACAACGGGACGCACACGATCACGGCGGCGAGCGGAACGACCTTCGACTTCACGCATGCGTTCATGGGCGACGACTGCTCGGCTGGATGCAACGCGGCAAACGCGACGTCCAACGACTCGTTCACATTCACCAACGCCGGCGGGACGTACTCTGGAAGCGGCACATGGACATTCGGCCGCAAGGTCACCATCCGCGACACGACGAATCACAAAGGCACATGGACAGCCTTCAACTTCACGGCCACGGCATTCGACTTCTACGACGCCTGGCCAGGCTCGAGCGAGGCGCCTTCTACCTACACCGCCATCATCCGGTTCCTCGAGGGCGACACTACCCCCGACGTAGACGGCGGAACCTTCTTCGAGACCGCAGAGAACCCAGTGGTGGTTACCAACTTTCTGTGGTCCGGAGCTCAGGCCGACGAGTTCGGCCACGTCCTCTACATCCGGTCGATGGGCAAGACCGATTACGATTGCACAGCGGGATACCTGAAGTGCGGAACCAACGTCATCTCGACAAGCGCTGGAGATATTGCGGTGTGGGTGGGTATCGAGCGCGACGGGACAGGATCGACCTACTGGAACCTGCTCAGCTACACCGACCAAGATCAGAGCTACGGCAATCGGTTCCTTCAAGAAGTGGACCCACAATCGTTCGGGATCACACACCTCAAGGACACGAAATTCCACGGCTACGTGGACGTAGGCTCGGTTGAATATTTCATCGAGGACGACGACACACCGAACGTATCAAACGGCGTGTTCTTCTATAGCTACGAGTGTACGGACAACTACGATTCGCACTGTGTGGATATTTACAACTCGCGCTCTGGCGGTCCTTGCAACGATGGCGACGTACAATGCTCCGGTAGTAATGATGGACTGTGCGACTTCGACGCGCTCTCTGTTCCAGCCCAAGTTCCGCAGCGGGTAGGATCTGCCGACACCTTCTGCGATGCCGACGGCGTAACGAGTGCTCCCGACACTCCGATCGGCGGGTTGTATATCGAAAACTTCGACGGCGGCGTAGACGGCCAGCTCATCATCGTTGTGACGAAAGAGCAGACCCTCACCTTTGATTGCACCCTCTCTCCCCAACTCGTATGCGGCACAGCCGATCTCATTACCGGGGTCGAAGACGTAAGCCAGTGGATCTACAACGGCGTCAGCGACGAGTGGCACCTCATCGCCTTCGAGAACAACAACCTCGGCGGCGCTCTCAAAGCCAGCACCGCCACCAAGAACACCTTCACAGAACCGCAGACACTTGAAGGTGGCGTGATCTACGGAGCCCCGACAGTGTTTGCTGATGGCGACACCGAGCCCGACGTAGGTGGTGCAACGAATTGGGTCACTGACGACGACAACAGCGTGACCTTCACGGCACTTGTCGGTGGCATTGACGGTGCCATGATAACGGTGCGAGCCGATTACTTGATGACATGGGACTGTGGTGCAGCAACGATCAGTTGCGGTACGGGACTGCTCGCGCAGCATGACGAAGACATCACACAGTGGATCTACGACGCCGCAACGAGTTCGTGGCTGCTTATTGGTTACTTCAATACCAGCACCGAGCACAACCAAGACTATGCCACGCGCGTAACCAACACATTCACGGGGATTCAGGACGGGTCTGGTTGGGAGATCACGCCTCTCGGTCGTGGAACATTCGGTCTGTACGTTGCTGCCGACTTCTATGCAATCGCAGGCACAGGGATCATGAGCTTCGGCACGCAAGGAACGATCCCAACCCAGTACGACTTCCTCTCTGACCTCGGATACGTCGTCATCGACAGCGACATCGCGATGGAAGAGATGCTCACGAACCTCGGCTACGGCACGGGGTACGGCACCTTCTGGACGAAGACCGCCACTCCCAACCTGCCCATGTTCAGCGACGATGCGAACAATGAAGGGCAGCTCGCGCGAATTGAGTTTGACCACACGTGGACCGGGCTCCAGACCTTTGACTACGTGGGCACCCGCCAATGGGACCCAACTCCCACCTACGATGCCATCATCGGCGACCTCGTTGGTGGGCAGCTACGACTCGGCACAGCTTCTATCGGCATGGCTGACTCCAGCTGGGCAGGCGTAGCAACCGATGACATCTTCATGTTCCGTAACACCACGGCCCCAGCATCCTTCGTAGAGTTCCTGTTCATGGGATCGAACGGTGTCCCGCGCTTCGTCATGCCAACGGAAGGCGCTGACCGGGCCACCTACAACCCGCGCTCTATGGTCATCGGCCCTGCTGCCACGATGAACAACATCAGCGACAACATCCTCTGCTCCGAAAACTTCACGCACATTGATTGCAACACCTCCGCAACCGGAGCCGATCTCGGCGTGCAAGATGACCTTGAAGTGCTTGGCGATATTTACGCTGAAGGAACGATGTTCTCCATAACCTTCGACCGCTTCGGCGCTGGCCCGCTAACCTTTGGCTCGGTCGATGTGACGTACCTCGGCTTCAACACCGATGCCGGTGCGCTCATCATGGATGGCGGCTTCTGGTATGCGAAGAAGGGGGCGCGCGGCTTCACGCTCGATGGCTACGGAGAATATTGGATTGCAGAGGTGGGCACCGAAACGGAGCCGGTCTTTTCAAGTGACGACATAGCCAAAGATTACGTCCTCAACTACATGCCTCCCGTCTGCACCGTCCTGTATGCGCCACTCACAGGGGAACAGCTCGAGAGCATCTGGCGTGCGACACATTCGGTCACGATTAAAGAGATCTGGTGCGAAACGGACGCGGGCACGGTGGGCCTCGACATCAACATCGACGACGGTACACCGCTCGGGATCAACGGCTCCGACATCTCCTGCGCCGTCTCGACCGGCACCTCCGACACGTCGTTCGCCAATAGCGCAACCCTGGCGGCAGGCGATCGGCTCGACTTCGACATCGGAACCGTCGTCACCGCAGAGCGTGTCTCGATCTGCTTCCACCCCGAGGCGATCCTGTGAGGTGGCTCGCCCTGGTGCTGATCGTCCTGGCTGGGCCTGCCCTGGCTGACTCGCAACAGCAGCCCAACGGCACGACCGTTGCGGAGAACGGAAGCTGCACCACCTCGACCGCACACGGCACGCTGGACGATGATCCTGATTCCCCTGGTGGTGACTGGTGCGATCCGAACGCCAGCAACTCCGCGCATCACATCATCATGAACCTGACCGACCCGACCGCCGCGCTCGACAACACGACCGATGCGCAAGTGTTCGCAATCTACTTGAAGGAGAGCCACGGGGGGACCGGGCAGGCACAGGTGAGACTCGACATCTTGGACGGGACCAACTGCGCTGATCTCCACGAGTC